GGTCGGTATACTCTGTATAGTGTGTCTTCCGAAGATCCATCAGATAGTTCAAAGATCATTTCATCATCAGATCTATCAAAGATTATCAAGCTGTCTTCATCAAGAGGGTTCAAGCTGCATGATCAGACTGAAGATCACTTCCTTAACCCATCTGGAAATTCGTCTTCAACCAGAGAGATCAAGGATACTTCACCTCTCTTAGATGAAGACTCGACAATACTAGAGAAGTCAAGTGAGTTCTTCTTTAACGAGTACCAAAGTGTTGATGAATGGAAGAAGTACTTCACTCGGTTCCCTAAAGATGTTGGGTCACTCACGTTCTCTACTAAGAGAGACGGGATGACAATTGGGTATTGGCATCTGAATAGAGAACCAGTTGCTATCGTAGGTATCTATGATCCTGATTCAGGTTATGGATCAATCATTGATGGTGATGTGTTCGATTCCATAATTAATAAAAGCGTCACTGCAGAACCATTACCTTATGATGCACTAGAAGTAGAGCTCTCTGAGTTTGATTCATTTGTTAAGTCTGAAAGAGGCTTGACTGACAGTATTGACTACGCGTCTCTTTCTGATGATGAACTTGACACAGTCCTAACTGGTCTTGTTTCTAAAGATGATTCTGATGACTCTGATATTTCCAGTGCTGCTAAAGAGCTAAAGAAGAGACAAGCGGGTTCTTAATTCTCGAGATACTTATGATTACATATGACAAACCTCTTTTATCTTCAATCACACTAGATTCGTATGATGAAGAGATCCATATGTACACTTACTCTTTCTGGTCTCTGTCTAAATCCATTGAGTTCAGATCTAAGGACAAGATACAGAGAGGGGACACTGTTAAGATCTTAGATAATTCTACAGCGAACATCATCTACTTCGAAAAGGTAGATGATGTTGAATCCGCTAACTCTTGCATTGTTGCAGTCTCTACACCAATCCCTGTTGATTACCTATCTGACTATGAGTGGGCTTCGAATTCCCATAACTTGTTGGTCTTAAGGGAGTTTAACTCAGTCTTAGGTGACAACAAAACATATTTGCTTGTTCTTATTGCACCTCTGAGACAAGACTCAACAATTACTGGATCATGTTCTGTGACTGGTAACAAACTCGAATTCTCTGTCTCACCTAAACTACTGGACTCTGAGCTTAGTAAAGATTATGGCAGCAGAAAGTACAGCTAAGAGAAGATGGTTCGGCAGAAACCTCGCTCCGTCTAGACTGACGTTCGATCGAGGCATCCCACCGTCTGAGCTTTCTGATCTTGCTAATTCTCTCGGATTCAATATCTCTTTCGTTGGTGGTGAACCTGTAGCAGTCCCTAGAGAACTAGGTGATGTTGATGTACAGACGTTCTCTCAGCTCTGGAGGCATAATCAGGCTCAGGATGCTCCAACAGTTCAGAACCGTCTATCTCGGTTCAGAGCATATGAGAGGATGGATTCCAATGGGGGTGTTGCTTCAATTGCACTAGATACCTATGCTGATGAAATCATCTATTCTGGTGTTGATATTGAAGACACCATACAGATAGAGATCAGTGATAAGAAGCTGGAAGAGCAGATTAAAGAGACTCTGGCGATTAATAAGATCATTGACCATACCAGAGCTGACCTAAGAGCGATGGTCAAATACGGTGATCTCAGTTACGTCATATCAGGACGACCAGGTGTTGACCTTGTTTCTGATGAAGAGTTGATACAGAACCCTGATCAATTGAAGAAGACTAAAGTTCCGATTCTACCGAAAGACATTGTTCTGTCACCAATTCATCCAAGAGACTATGAGCTTGATGGGATTGGGAATAATGTGTACCGTCTAAGACTGATGGATACATTCATTGGACCAATTGATTACACTAAGAAAGAATTCATGCCATGGGAGTTCGTAACGTTCTCTATAGAAGACCGTGATACCTTCCCTTACGGAAAGCCTCTGTCTGAAGCAATCAGAGGTCCATGGAATGAACTTGACATGGTTGAGCAGCTCCTAGCGATTACAAGAGCGAACCGTGTCGATAAGCTCGCATTTGAACTCCCTCAACTTGGACCAAATGCTGATCCTTCTTCACAGCTTAATAGGTTGAGTCAGTTCAAGAACTCTCTAAAGACCATTATCTTTGGTGCTGGTTCATTTAATGCATCTACAGGAAGGATGACACGTAATCAGGACCAACCTCTGACTGAATACTTGTTCATTCCTTCAGGAGTCAAGGCCAACAGGCTCTCAACCTCTCTGGAGGTTGGTGGGATCGAAGACGTAGAGTACTTTAAGGATAATTTCATAGACTCTTCCAGGATCCCACAGAGCTACTTCACAACGGATGAGTCAGACAATAGACCAGGGAATTTGATTAATCAAGACTTGAGATTCTCAAGATTCGTTAAGCCAGTTGGTAAGTCATACTGCAGATCATTAGAGAGACTCATCACACTTATCGCCTTCTATCTTGGAGCAGATATCTCTGAGTTTAGATGTAAGGTTTCTATAAAGACACCTCCTTATGTGAGTAAGCAGATAGCCGAGTCGGTAACCGATACACTTGATGCTTTCAAGAAATTCATAGAGATTAAACAGCTCTCTGATGAGACTTATAAGCCAACTGATGAAGACCTCCATCAGTTCTTGTCGATAGTCAATATCCCAAAGGAACTGTTCTTCAAGGAGAACAGTGAGCTCAGACAGAGAGGAAAGTCACCTCTGATGGACTCTAATATCACTAAACCTGGTAATCTGTTCGAGCTTCTACTTGGTAAGAACGTCTACAATTACTTAGTAGTCGAGAATGGCGAATTCAGAGTAAACTCTAAGTTCTTGGTTGAAGGTTAACATTTAATGTCTAGTCTTAGAGTTCTGGTTCAGTGCAGATTTAAGTTGGACTTGGGTAGTCCCAAGGAAAGAGGAAGACTCCTTGCTCTGTATGGTAGATCGTTCTCTTCAGTGATGACATCTTGCCTATCCAAGAACCATAAGGCTGTTGAGTACAGCTACTTATCAAAGATAAGGAGCATGGTATCAACTAAAGATGTTGAAGATCTTGTATCTGTGATGATAGATGGTGACATGAGTCAAGAGAACATTAAGAAGATCGTTGATATAATGCCTTTGTTTATTAGGCTCCCAACTGACCTTAAAGCGTTCATCCTCATGTCTAATGGTCTCGTTCCTTCTTATTGACCTTGGTCACCATTCAATTGACCTTGAATATTGTTAACATAGAAGTTAGGATTAAATATGAGACTCACAAATCAACAGAATAGAGTACTTCTTAGAGAGTCTTTCAGTGTGCATTCGGCATCTAATAGACACATGTGTGAATCTTCCGGTTCACCTGGGTACTTAGTAGAGTCTGTAGGTGAGAAACTGACTGTAAAACTCCCTGTAACGTCTCTGGATACTCGGAATGAGAACGGTAGGGTATACCCTTCGTCTATTATGGAGTCGTCCTGCAGACTCGCAGAGGCGGCGATGAAGGAGAGACGTCTCTTGTGTACTGTAGATGGCCACCCAGAAGAACCTTATGTTGAGCCAGGGAATGCCTCTCATGTTGTCACTCGTGCATGGTGTGAAGGAAAGCACCTTTGGAATGAGTGGGAAGTCCTCGGCACTTCTAAAGGAAAAGACCTTAAAGCACTAATAGAGTCTAACATTTCTTTTGGTGTTTCCATCAGAGGTGTTGGTTCATGTGACAACTACGGGACTGTCCTAGATGACTACGAGTACCTAGGGACTGACTGTGTAGGTGAACCTTCAGCCAAAATCTGGGTTGCTCCAGAGATCGTTAACTCTAACAAATCTAGCCAGAGAATTTCTGAATCTTCTTCTTCTTCAATAAGTAGGAATAACAACATGAGTAACCAGATTGAACTCCGCAACTACATCAAGGAGCAGCATGACTTGATCAAGGCTGAGCCTGATGTAACGTCTAAATTCCAACGTGCTTCTTTGGTTGAGCAGACACTTTCATCTAAGATGAATTCGATGCCAATTAGTGAGGCGGTCTATCTGATGACAGAGTGGAATAAGCATAAGGATTCAGCTCTGAACACAGCAGATAAGAAGGACGCGACTATAAAGAGTCTGACTTCTCAACTGAATGAAGCTTCAATTAAGTTGAACAAGACAGTTTCTGATGAGCGAAAGAAAGTTGTTATGATGAAGACTGTCCTTGAGAAGACTGTTAAGAACCTTAATGAAAAGACTGCGAAGCTGGAAGAAGCGAATAAGAAGTTAGCTAAGGTTGCTACTGTCTCAGTTCAGACTAGTAAGGATAAGTCTCAGAAGTTAAATGAGGCGAAGACCGCACTTATGAAAGCGCACAAGTCTCTTCTCCTTAAAGAGAAGAGAATCGCTCAAGCAACTTCAACAAGCAAGAAATTGAATAAGCTGATTATCAGTGAAGCAGCTGACCTTGTTAAGACTTCTATCAAAGAAGGCGCTTCATTGCTTAGAGAAGCATCTAAGAAAACCGGAAATCTTTCTGCTCGTCGGTTGAGGTCAGAACCAACCAGTCTAAGTAAAGGAAGCCTGGCTGAGAAGAAAGTACCTAAGGCAAATGTTGATCATCAGTCTTATGCTCCAAAGATGAAGTACAAAGGCTCACGTGTTGATAACCCAACGGTGATCTAATTGCGATTGACAATGATAAATTGTCAATTCATATACATAAGAATTCTCGTTACCTAAAATTCTAGAAAAAACTTTACACACATGGTAACGACCAATGTATCTCTCAAATCATGCTCCGAAAGGCGCTGACTACCGTGGTGTTCTCCACGGGCGTGTCAACACTATCCTTGAACACAACAACAAAGACTGGAAAAAGAGGTACCGGTCTCTTGTTGAGTGTTTGAACCATAAGAACCCTGCCGTAGTTGACCGTGCTGCCAAAACGCTGGCAGTGATGGAAAATCAGCAGATGTTCATCGAGAAGCTCATTAAGGACAAAATGCTCGAGTCTACCTTCACTGGTAACTTGGGTCAGTTGATCCCGAAGCTGATTGACGTAGTCCGCATTTTCTATCCGAACCTGATTGCTCAAGACTTGGTTGATATTCAACCGCTTGACCGTCAGACTGGCCAGATCTTCATGATGCGCCCAGTGTACACCAATACGGCAGCCGGTGTTGCCGCTGGTGACCAGATGTTCATGAATGTCACTGATGGAACTTACGCGAGTGAGAACATCCTTGAAGTTCTTGGAACTGGTGATGGTACGCTTACTGCGTTCACTGGCACTGCTTCTAACACTCCTGTTCGTGTTGGCACTTTCACTGTCAATCTGAATGGTGTTGAGCAAGCACGTGATGATGGTGCTGGTAATCTGGTTGGTGCAGGCGGCTCAGGTACGGTCGACTACGGTACTGGTGCAGTTGCGTTTACCTTTACCACTGCTCCTGCAACAGGTCAGAATATTGTCATTAGCTACCGGTACTCAAGTGAAGCATCTGGTGACTTGATCCGGTCAGTTGACATTAAGATGACCACTCTCCCGGTGATGGCTGAACCTCATCCTCTCCGTGTCCGTTGGTCAACTGAAGCTCAGCTGGCTGCATCTGCCCATCTTGATGTGGATATTCCTGACGTTCTCTCGAATGTTGTGGCCTCGTTCATCAAGCAGGAACGTGATATCCTGTTGATTAACCGGATCCTCACCAGTGCAGCAACTGATACCAACCTGAACTTCGATGCCACTCCTCCGGCGGGTTACTCCCGTCTGGCTCGTTATGCTGAGTTCGAGAACAAGCTGAATTATGCTGAGTCTCAAATTCAGACTACGATGGGTCGTGGTGGTGTGAGCTTCCTGTTTGGTGGAACTAACGTCGCTGACATCGCTCGTCACTGTTCAAGTTTCGAACCGTCAGATGTTGTTGCTCCGGTTGGCCCTCATAAGATCGGAACGCTTCGTGACGGCGCTGTGAGCGTCATCAAGGTGCCGTCGATGAACCCGAACTCCTACGTAGTAGGGTTTAAGGGGTACGTCGTTGGAGACTCTGCAACCATCCTTGCAGAGTGGGTTCCTTTGTACGCGACTCCGGTTTGGCAGTCCCCTGACCTGAACAACCACCAGGGACTGATGTCCTTGTATGCTATGGTGACCAATGAATCTGGTTACTACAAGCGTGGTATTGTGTCTGGTTACACTGCTTAAGAATATCATAGAGCCAAGGATGGCTCAACTTAACTCTAGATACATGTGAGAACCCAAGGTGTCTGATACCTTCTTTCTTGCATTAACAATTATGAACAGATAGTCTAAGTAGGTGCTAACTATGTCATTATTTTTTACACCAAAAAAGTTTAGCATAAGTCTCTGCACTACTATCAATGAGCCGTTCGTAATTCATGGATATAGTATACATGATGTGTTCTATTATTTTTTGATTGGTGACACATCTATTGGATCTGATCTGCATCCATATTATGTTAGATCGAACCTTTTCAGGTTATTTTGCTTAAACAAGCCTGCGTCCCTTGTGGAGGGATATGTTGAACGTTATAAACCTTCAATGGATGATTCAAACTCCTCTTATGGGGAACTCCACAGACTCTTTTGTAAAGCTATAGAAGTTTTATCCGGAGAATCTTTATCTTATGTTTTGAATCTATCAGCAAAAGATAGAGCTCAGCTACTTGTTGATTTAGTTTATCTTGATATTAATGAACCCGATGAAAGCAAGTGGATTCAGATACCTGAATCCAGGTTCAAATCTTTAATTGATTCTATTAAAG